TACAACACCGCGAGGTGGAGATCCTACCAACGCATTGAAATTATCAGAGCCGACAATGTGCCAGACCGCACCGCCTACCAGCTCTATTTTCATTTCCTGCTGATTGGTTTTTGTTCTGATCTCTAACGGGAATGCTTCATCGATGCGTTTCTTGCCTGTATGGGGGTTGACTGCATCCCAGATAGCGCGCCGACCGTGAGAGTATTCCGGCATCATGTGCCAGTAGTTGCCTGGGTTCTGGATAGCGTCGCAGGCCGTCCAGTGAAGTGCCACTTCATCTTTTCCGGCTCTTCTGTGCCAAACTTCAACAGCGCGCTTGCCGCCGTTTTCGAGGTATGACCATGTTGGGAGTTGATACGGTCTGGGACGCCAGTTGTTTGGGAGAGTGATTTTAGCCATTAGACATCTTCTTCAATGCAAGACATCGCATTCATTGTCAAGACCTGCCTGATAACGTTTGTCGCATGTTCCAAAGATGATTTGAACCACTCAGAACCTTTTTTCCACGGGCTTATGCATTCTGTTCCCCGCATGCGCGGGGATGAACCGCGCACGCCGGTCTCGGCGGTGCGCTCGTCGGCCTGTTCCCCGCATGCGCGGGGATGAACCGTATGTTCCCTTCTGCGAATGATGCGCAGTGTGCTGTTCCCCGCATGCGCGGGGATGAACCGGCATAGGGCTGTCGCAGGGCCATCAAACTTGATGCGTTCTTGTATTGCTTTTAGTTCTTTTGGGGTCATGTTGGCCTCATAGTACAAAAGTGATGGATTTTGGTGACGGTTTGTATTAGCCAAACAATGTAGTTTGTTCGTGTTCTTCGACTTCGGCAAAGCTCACGTTTTTAACGGCCTGCCGGTAATAGGATTCTTTAAGCTCAAACCCAATACCTCTGCGACCAAGAGAAACAGCCCCATATACTTCCGACCCAACACCCATAAATGGGGTCAATACAACCTCGCCGGGATTAGTCCTTAATGTGATAGCACGTTCAATAACATCCAGTTGCAAAGGATGCACATGCTTTTCATCGTCGGTGTCCCTTGCCGGACGATAAGGCAATACTCGTTCGATTCGTATATCATCCCAGAAGGAAGAAGCATATTGCCTCCATATCCAATGAGAAAAACGGTTCTCGGTTTGTTTCCCTTCGTGGCCTTTATAACACTGAATTTCTTGAGGCATTACCCGTTCGCCAATGTAGTTCAATAAACCAACTGGATGAGAAACAGGTATAGGGTTATCACCTTTGTTCCTGAATAAAAGAAGATAATCCATTGAAGCGATACCGCACAGGCTTGAATCGATAGTAAGAGTTTGGTGGGCAAGATTCTTTTGCATGGTTCTTAATCTCACGGCCAGTGGTTCTTTCCATATGCCATGCCTGCCGATATATTCAAGACCGTGTTTTTGATGAAGACGGATAATGTCACCAGGGAAGTCGTTATAACTATCCCTTCCACAATTGCTATTAGGCGTATCCATGCAATGAACCGCCGACAACCTTCCCGGAAGGGTGATACGGGCAATCTCTTTAACCACAAACTCGTAATGCTCAAAAAATTGATCGTAGCTGTCGCAGTTCGACAAATCTTGTTCATGCGAACTGTATTGATACAACCCGCAGAAAGGCGGCGAATATATGGTGAAGTGTACCGATTTGTCGGGCAAACCCTTCATCCCTTGGACACAATCAGAATTATATAGTGCGTATTTATCAGTTACCGTTTGGTTTATTACCACGGTTGCGCCTCCCTAAATTATGTTTTTTCATGTGCCATAAAATGGCTGCATGTGTTACCCCGAAGACCTCTGCTATCCCATATAAGGTCATGGTTTTATACATAGTAATTAATTCGTCTTTGGTTACATTTATTTTTGATTTAAATTGTGTACCTGCCCCTATTTCTCTATGTAGCTTTTTGTGATCGCTCCGTGTTGTCAATTCTAGATTATCTATACTGTTGTCGTTTACATCGTCGTTTTTGTGGTGTACTAATTCCGAAGAGAGCAGTTTTCTACCTAAATAATTCTCCATCACATACCTGTGTTTCCTAACTTGCCTTCCATCAACCTGAACACTAGGATAATACTTATACATTTGGCACCCCCTTTGTTTAGTTAATGGGAGTGTACCTTATGCACCGCCGTTTTACAATAAAAATGATGGAACCTCCATTTTTCGATTGAATGACTTTTTATTGTCAATTTTGAGTACGTTGTTCATTTCGGCAATCAGGCTGTTAAACATTTCGTCGGCCTGTTTTGCTTTACGCTGCAAGTTGGCTAAAACTCTATGCTCACCCTCAGTAGTGATAACATCGACCTTTACAGGACGTTTTTGGCCAAATCTCCAACACCTTCGGATAGCCTGATAATATTGCTCGAAAGAATGAGATGGAAATGAAGTCATGTGATTGCAATGCTGGAAATTTAAACCCCAAGCCCCTATGACAGGCTTGACAACCAGTACTCTATATTCACCATTCACAAAGTCCATCAGTTTCTTTTCCTTCTTTTCATCACCATCTTTGCCGGATACCTGCACCGAATCTGGAATCAATTTCTCCAGTAAATCCCCTTCGTCGTTCATGTGACACCACACTATTGCATAATCACCGGTATCATTAACGAGGCTAGCGGCCTTCTCACATCGTTCTTGGACAGATCTTCTTCGTTCCTCTCGTTGTTCCTTCATACCAACAGCAGGAAGGGCAAAAAGCATATCCGGTGCAAGCTTTCGAGCTTCTACCACATGTTCCGATTCGGTCAATTCAGGGAGAATAAAATCACCGTCTTCATAACCCATATCCGATGGTTTTCTTATGGCCCTTGACCATGAAGCGACCCATCTCCAAAAAGCTTGTTTTGCGTGTCCTTTCAATCTCCACTTGATTACCTCTCCGCCGATTCTGCCGGTTGAACTATTGTTGAGGTCGTTTTTAAAAAACTTGTTCAGCATGTCCATGTGTCCCATGTATCCTAAAACTTCGCTGGACGTTCCAAGTTCAGGAAAATCATTAGGAGAAGGCGTGGCAGTAGCAAGTAAGCGGTATTGTACCTTGCGCATAAATATGGTGATTTCGAGTCTCATCTTGCCTTTAAAGTTCTTTAAAATAGAACTCTCATCACATATGACTCCGGTAAAATCCGATGGGTTTAAAAGGTGTAATCTTTCGTAATTGCATACCGTTATGCGGCCTATTTCGCCATGATGGGACCGTGTAACATCTATGCCGAATTTAATCCCTTCTTGGACAATTTGAGCGGCGACGGCGCATGTCGTCAAAATCAAAACATTTCCGTTAGTGTGACGAGCTACGTTTTCAGCATACACCAATTCAATTAAGGTTTTGCCCATACCGCAATCCGCAAATATTGCAGAACGTCCTTGATTTATAGCGTAATCCACTAACTCGGATTGAAAATCAAACAGGCAATCCGGCATGAAGTTAGGTTTAAACCCATGCCTATTTCCAAGTTGGCGTTTACTTGATAAAAAAGAATCGTAATCATTCATGTTTTAACCCCAGACTTTCCATTCTTGATTTTACAGTAAACAAGCAAGCCTCCTGCAACGCTATCTCATTCTCCGGCTTGTTGGCTCGTTGCATGGCAAACAGTACCTTCTCCAACCATCGCACTTGATCGGAGAGGGAGATAAGGCGGATATCGGCGGCTACTGGCATTTAGTGGCCTCTTTAAAATACAAATCCAGCGCGCACCTGACAAGCTCCGAAACACCCTTGCCGGTCTTCTTTTTCTCTTCTTTGATCTTTGCCGTATACTGCTCAGGCAGGTTGATATTGTGGATTGCCATGTTGTATGCTCCCGGTAATAAAATTGAATTACTAATCAGACAATAAACAGGTATTGCGCAATAGTCAAACTAATTCTTTAAGTTTTTTCTTGTAGGTCGAGATTATTTCTTGCAGCTCCGGTACGGTGTATTTCTTTGGGTCGTGCGGCCCTTCAAGCCATGCAAGCGACTCTGCACCGATCTTCTTTAACAGCCTGATGCGGTACTCTACGATATTGCCTGACTTTTCCATGTTGCAGTTTTTGTTACATTGCAGATGCACATTCAGCGGTTCAAAACGGAGTTCAGGGCAGGCACCTACGGTGCGATAGTGACCGGCGCAATACTGAACGTTGGCCGTCGTGCCGCATGATATACAGGCCTGACCCTCGTCACGTTTGCGGATAAAGGCATTAAACGCGCTCTGAGCCTTCTTGACCCACTCCGCCCTACTCCTTGCCTGAACCTTCGCCTCCGAGTGTTTCTTGCGCTCTCCTTTGGCCTTCTCGCGTTGCATTAGCTCAATGG